AAACATCGCTGGAGTTCAAATGTTTGAAACTTCAAATGTTGATGGAACTTCTGACACAGACAACTGTAAAGGTGGTATTTTCCACAAAGATGCTTTAGGTTTAGCAATGATGCAAGACCTGAAAATCGAAACTCAAAGAGACGCATCTTTAAGAGCAGATGAAATCGTAGCAACAGCAGTTTATGGTGTTGGCGAATTACATGACTCTTATGGTGTTGAAATATTAGGCGAATCAGTAATCAACTAATAACACTTTTCTATGGCGGAGAAATCCGCCATAGGATATAACTGAAACAGGAGAACAAAATGGAAGAAATGATAACTCTAAAAAAAGGCAATAAGATTATTAAGAGAAGCAAAGCTAATTACGAAGCTAATACACAACATTGGAAAAACAGAGGTTTTTCTGTAGTTAATAATAAAGCTCCAGAAAAAAAGATTGTTGAAAAAGCTAAAAATGTTGTAAAACTTAAACCTAGAAAGAAAAAAGGTAAAAAGTAATGAAAAAGAATACAGCTAAAAGAAAGAAACGAAAACTTAAAGTTGTTAAGAAAAGAAAAAAACGTAAGAACAACAAAAGAAAGAAAAAGGGTAGAAAGTAATGAAACATATAGATAAAATAGGTTTTTTTATTGACGATCATCCAAGACCAATCGTTTTAGGACTTGTAGCAATTATATTTATCTTACTGGTATTTTAATATGACGAACTTTACTGGTGCAAATGTTATGAACGCTGGAGATGCTTCTAATTATCAAGCGGACATCTATACTTTTGGTTTATCCTCTACTTCATCAGAAGTAGCATTTTTTATAACTCAAACCACAAATGATATTTTAAGAGAATTAAGAATTAAGTGGTGGCCAACATATAAAAGCAATATCTATACCGACATTACAGTTTTAAATACTGCTGAAATGGTTAATACAAAAGTTAATTTAGATCAGTTCACAAGAGCTGGTGTATATTTATTCTTATCAAGATATTTATTACCAACATTAACTAAATTTAGACCAGAAGCAGACAAAGATAGATTTGAAAGAATGATTGAGTTTTATTCATCAGCTTATGCAAAAGAATTTCAATCTATTTTAGAAGATGGTGTTGAATATGATAGTGATGCTGGTGGAACTATTGTATCAAGTGAAAGAGAATCTTTACATTCATATAGACGTTTAACTAGATAATGATTAACGATAAAACTTGTAAAAAGTGTGGACATTTATGTCATTGTATGGAAGCAGACCATGAGGGATGTAAATGCGATGAATGTAGATGTAGTCCTGCCGAGCCACAAGAAAATGAAAGATAATGGGAATACAATTATCTATTAAAACAAATCAAAAACAAGTCTCAAAAAATATAAAAAGATACCAAAGTTTCTTACCTAGAATATTTGACAAAGGATTAAAACAAGCTGGATTTCATTTATTAGAGATTATTAAAGAACTTACAAAAAAAGGTGTTGATTTTAGACGTATGCCTTTTGCACCTTATTCAGAGGGTTATATTAAACGATTAGAAAAAGAGCAAAAACCAACAGCAGTAGATTTAATCTATGAAAATAGAATGATGGGTAGCTTAACTCCCTCATCAACTGTTAAAAAAAGAGGTAAAGGTAAAGTGTCTGTAGCTTTTAATGATGCAGAAATGCGTAAAAGAGCTTTATTTAATCAAGTTTTAAAAGAACCAAAAAGAAAGTTTTTTGGGTTTGATAAAAGAACAGAAAGGATTATAAATAAAGGGTTTGAAAGATTTGTGGCAAAAGAATTAAGAAGAGTAAGAATATGAGTGTAAGAGAAAACATAGCAAGTAACATAAAAACAGTTGTAGATGCAATCAGTAGTCCTGATGTCAAGTTATGCACAAGACAACCTTTTGAATTAGAAGAATTATCACAAGCACAATATCCAGCAGTAATAGTACAAACATCTGAAGAAAACAGAGAAGATTTAGAACTAGGAAGTGGTGCTAAAACAAGAACTGGTACTATTGATTTTGTATTACTAGGTTTTGTCAAAGGTGCTAACACAAATATAGACACTTTAAGAAATGAGCTTATTACTGCCATTGAAACTGCACTTGAAAGTGATATAACAAGAGATTCTAACGCACTCGATACAGAAGTCGTACAAGTAGAAACAGACGAGGGTACATTGTTTCCTGTAGGCGGTATTAGAATGGTTGTTAGATGTATGTATGAATATCAATCTGGAACACCATAGGAGAATAAATGAACAAAGATAAAATACTAGATAAAATAGAAAAAAAAATAGACCAAATAGAAAAGTTGCATGATAAGGAATCTTTACTTTGTGAAGAAGTCAAAGACTTAATATCTGAAATAAGAGAAGAAGATATTGAGGAAAATGATGACATTGAAGAAGAAGATTTTGATGATGAAGATATTGACGATGAAGAAGATAAGTAGTACAAGGATTTATTATGGCTAAAGATATTAAATTATATAAAGATGGGCATGAAGTTACAATTAACGAAACTCAACTTGAAAATTTTATAGCACTTGGTTATAAGCAAGAACAAGACAAACAAGTAAAAATAAAAAAGGAAAATAAAAAATGGCAACACATCACGGAAAAGAAGGAGTCGTAACTGCTGGTGGAACTGGTGTTGGGGAACTGACAGGTTTTACACTTGAAACTACTGCAGATGTTGTAGAAGATACAGCTTTAACAGATGCAACTAAATCATTTGTAGCTGGAAGAACATCATTTTCAGGAACTTTAGAAATGAATTATGATGAAACTGATTCTCCGCAACAAACATTAACTGCTGGTTCTTCAATTTCTTTTATTTTATTACCAGAGGGTAATAGTTCAGGAGATGAAAGTTTTACAGGCACAGGAATTATAACTGGAATGTCAGTTAATAACTCTATGGATGCAATCATTTCAAGAAGTGTTACTTTTCAAGGTACAGGTACATTAACTAGAGGAACTGTCTAATATTAATTTATGTCAGTTATTGACAGGGCAAAATCTCATTTTGAGAGTCTAGGACTTCAATCTATTGAAGTTCCTGAATGGAAAGATGACGATGGCAAACCTACCAAGATTTTTTGGAATCCAATTACTTTAGCTGAAAAAAATAAATTACTTAAAACGACTGGCAATCTTAATGATGTTAGCTTACTTGCTGACATTTTAATTATGAAAGCTTTAGATAAAGATGGTAAAAAAATGTTTTCCCTTGAAGATAAACTTGCATTAATGCACAAAACCGATCCTGATGTTTTAGCCACCATCGCTAACAAGATGGTACAAGCTATCTCGCCTGACGAGGTAAAAAAAAACTAAAATCCAACCCTGAATTAAAAAATTTACTTATTGTTGCAGATAGGTTAAAAATAACATTATCCCAGCTTTTAAAAATGGAAGTATGGGAATATAATTATTGGTTAGGTTATTTGATGCTTGAAAATGAAGAACAAGAAAGACAAGCGAGAATAGCCAAACATGGAACATATAAGTAATGGCACAAAATTTAAAGATAAATATACTTGCAAAGGATAAGACTAAAGCAGCTCTTAATGGAGTAAGAGGAAGATTAGCTGGTCTTAAAAATGCGGTATTTTCTTTAAAAGGTGCTTTTGTAGGTCTAGGTGCTGGTCTTGTTATTAAATCATTTGTATCAACAGGAAGAAGCATTGAGGACTTAAATGTTCGATTAAAACAATTATTTGGCAGTACACAAGAGGGTGCAAAAGCTTTTGATGTCATGTCAAAGTTTGCAGCTAGAGTTCCTTTCTCACTAGAGCAGATTCAAGCCGCATCAGGTAATCTAGCAGTTGTTGCTGGAGATGCTGATAGACTTTCAAAAATATTAGAAATTACTGGTAATGTAGCAGCAGTTACAGGAATAGATTTTAATGTAGCAGCCGAACAAATCCAAAGGTCATTTGCTGGTGGTATAGCAGCAGCCGACATCTTTAGAGAAAGAGGTGTTAGGGATATGCTTGGTTTTAAAGCTGGTGCAACTATATCAGCCGAAGAAACAGTTAAAGCATTTGAAAAAGTATTTGGTAAAGGTGGAAGATTTGGTGGAGCAACACAAGAATTATCTACTACATTTACTGGTACATTATCAATGTTGGGCGATAAACTTTTTAATTTTAAAAAGAATGTAGCTGGAGCACAATTTTTTGATGAACTTAAAAAAGAATTTAAAAGTTTAAACATATTTATAGAAGAAAACTCTGAAGATTTTGAAGCTATTGCAAACGCAATAGGAAAAGTTTTAACAGTTGCAGTTAAAGCATTTGCTGCTGCTGTTAGAGGTGTTGCAAGAGCAGTAGGATTTTTAAGAGAGCAATATAATAATCTATTAAAACTATTTGGCAAAGAAATTACAATAGTAAAAGAATTTAAAAAAGCAGAGCATCACGCAACAGAATTAAATATTCAACTTACTAAATCAAAAACAATATTAGAAGAGGTTAATGAGGGAATTAAAAAAATTAATAAAGGATTTAGCATTTCAAAAGAAGTAGTTGGACTAATCAAAAGTGGAATATCAAGCTTTTCAAAAGCTTTAGCAGAAACTATAGTTCTTGGAAAAGAATTAAACAAATCTATGAAAGAATTAGCACAAAGAATTATGGTAAGTATTCTTCAAAAAATTATTGAAAGAATTGCACTTTTGGCAGTTGAAAAAGCATTACAAATAGCTTTAGTTTCTTGGGAAGAAAGAAAAAGACAAAAAATTGAAGAACAAAATAACGCATTAAAAAAACAATTAGGATTAAGAGCAGCTTTAGGAGTGTCTAGTTTCTTTGGTAATTTTTTTGGAAAACAATCTGGGGGAGCAGTATCAAAAGGCAAACCAACTATTGTAGGAGAACGTGGCCCAGAACTATTTGTACCAAACCAAACAGGACAAATTACACAAAACGCAAGAGGAGCTGGTGGGGGTAGTGTTAATGTAAATTTTTCAATAACAACTTTAGATGCTACTGGATTTTCTGAAATGTTAGCACAAAACAGAGGAACAATTACATCTATTATTAATAATGCTATGAACGAAAAAGGAGCAAGAGGTATCGTATAATGAGTGGAGCATTTCCAATATCAACTTCTAAATTTGAAACATTAGGCATTAAGTCTATTCAACCAACTCTTATTTCTAAATCTATAAGTGGAAAAAAGTTATCAAGAACGATTGATGCACAACGATGGGCATTTACTATTTCTGTTATTACCTCAACTAGAGCAACTGCGTATGGAGAGTTAATGGCTTTTATAGTTAAGCAAAGAAGTGGAAAAGAAAACTTTACTGTTGTTCCTCCAGAAATAGAAGATGCTAGAGGAAGTGAAACAGGAAGTGTTTTAGTTAATGGTAATCAATCGGCTGGAGATACAACAATCGCTATGGATGGATTTGGTGGAGATGGAGCTGGAAGATTTAAAGCTGGAGATTTTATTAAGTTTGCCAGTCATACAAAAGTTTATA